TGATTGAGTATCAGTGTCTGCAGCGTTTCCACCTTGATCAAGTGAAATCATAGCAGCCCATACTCTTACTTTTGCATTTACTGCAGCAGTAGCAATCGTTAATCTAATGTCATCTCCTGATGAGTAGACTTTAGAATCATCTGTGATTGTTGCTTGTCCTGCAGATGTAGGTGCAGCAGCAGCAGAGTAATATGCTCCATTTGCACTGTCTCCTACAGCAATTGTACCAGAACCAGTACCAGCACTAATAACGTCTAATCCAGCAGCAAGTACTAAAGTATTTGCTGGGATACCAATCACGTCAAAAGTGTCAGCAATGGCATTAGTTGTAGAAGAGAAATCTACAACTTCTGACATAATTCGAACCTTATCGCTTGAAGCTTTAAGGATTCTATTACTGTTTGAACTATTATAAGCAGTCATTGTTTTTGTCCTCCTCTATTATTAACCGATTGTTATAACGCCAGAGTAAACTGCATCGTCTCTTAAGATTTTTCTTCCGAATACGTGTAGTCCTCTAACGATATCTGCGAATGAATCAGGGTCTCTGATTAATTCTGTTTTAGCAATGTGGTTAGCAGTTGCAACTGCAGACATGTGTCCATATAAGAACGCATATTCATTTGCTCCAGATGAACCAAATGTTTTTGCAGAAGCACTTCCACTAGACACAGCAATTGAATTGGTCATGTACATATTGAAACCAAATAATGGTCTGTCAGTGACTTTACCATTTCTGATTTGTGATACAGCACCATCATTCAAAATTGACTGGTCTGATAGTTTAGCACCTGCTTTTCTTAATTGTTGAAAGAATGCAGGCGGTGCAACTAACCATCTATTTTCTTCTGGTACGTCATTACCATCAAGAACTGTCTTTGCAGCTGATACAACATCTGCTAATGTGTCAACAGCATCATCACCATCGATTGGTGAACCATCTGTTCCAGTATTACCAGCTGAAGTTGCAGCGTTGTCATAAATGTATTTTAATACATTGTAGTCATAGTTCTTCTTTAATGAGTATGCACCTGAAGAAGTTGCAAGTGATTCAAAGTTTACATGAGATTGTCTTTCTTCAATGTCATCTACTTTGAATGCAAAGTAAGAACCTTGATCAACTACAAGAGTAATTTGATCGTCAGCTAAATCTTGAGTAGAAACAGCTGTACCTCTCGCATAATCTTGTACAGTGATTGTAGGTTCTTTTATTATTTTAACAGTATCACCAAAGTTTTCAATTTCTCCAGCATAGTCAGTGTTAGTTACATCTTCTACCACTGATGCTCTTCTGAAGAATTTTTGAACCTTTTGGCTAAAAATTTGTGGAGTGAAATTACCTGAAGGTAAATTTCCGTATCCACCAGCACTACCAAAAGCCATAATATATATCCTCCTATTTGGTATTGTTTAGTTTAAGGTTATTGTTGGATTCTACCTTCTAAACGTGCTAGGTCTATTTCCTTCTCGTACTTCTCATATTCATGAGGTTTCAATTTAGAAATCTCACCGATAGTCCAAATTTTTTTCTTTGGCATATCAGAATCAGTACTCTTTTTAGTTTTGGTGATTGCTTTAGCAGCTTCTTTTTTTACATCAGCTTTTTCCTGTTTGTTTAGCTTACTAACACCAGCATCCATTTTATATAGATCAATGGCTCTAGCAGCTAATGACGCATTAGATGTATTCTCATACAACCAACTTTGTATAACAGGATCTTGCTTTGCAGCCCATTCATGAAATTCCTCTTTCTGACGAATATCATTAAAGTCTGGATGTAGTTTTAAAAGTTCTACTTCAGCTTTCTCCTTTGCAATCTGTTCTTGTTGAGATTGTAGAAATTGATATTTTTCTTCAACTTCTTTTGCTCTAGAATCTGCCTTGTTCATAGCGATGGTTTCAATCATCTCATAAACATCAGGATATTCTTTTCTCCAATTATCTAATTCATCTTTAGATTTAGGAGGAACAAATTGTTTAGTACTTGATTCTAATTGAGTTCGTAAAGAACGAAGTTCGTCCTTGTGTTTTTGAATCGTAGAATCGTAATGTCTTTTAAGATCGTCATAACGTTTCTTAAAGACTTTATCTTCAGCAGTTACAGGGCGTTCAGCGATAGGAGTAGCCTTGGTGTCTGTTGAGTCTGCAGTTTCTTCAGACGCATCGGTGTCCTTCTGTTCGGTTGCTGCGTTTGCCTTATTGTCTCTCTGCTCCTGATGATATTTAGAAAGTTTACCAGAAAGAAAAGCTTTAGTCTCATCATCATCATCACCATAATCTTTGTGATAAGGATTTTGATTTGGAATCTTAACTTCCTTTTTTACTTCTTGTTTTTCTTCAGTCGCTTCAAGCTCTTGTTCAGTTTCCTGAACGTTGTTTTCTTCTTCCATTATTTTTACCTCTTGGGTTGAGTGCCTTATGGATAAGGGTAGCTCTTATACTTGTTCCATATTTTGTGGGCTAGCCATTAAACCTTGTGGTTGTTGAGCCATAGGTTGACTAGGTGGCACAGTTGTTTGTTGTTCCATCGGTTGAACTTGTTGTTCAGATGATGCAAGTAAATCAGATGTAAAGTTTTGTATAGCTTCTTCAACTGATGCACCACCATATTTTATCATAGCAAAGTTACTTGCCATAGATAAAGGTATAACAACATTAGGTTCATTGCTACCATAAGCGTCCATAACTTCTTTGAACTCTGGTATAATTTTACCTAGTGCAGTTCTAACAGATGGAGATAAGACAGATTGTAATGTTGCCATATCTTCATCCGTTAATGATTTTGCCCTTTCAGCAAATTGTATTTCCAAATCAGATGCTTCTGGAAATTGACTTCTTAAATCATCACCAGTTTTTGGTGCAGGCATAGGTGCAGCTTTAGGTTGTGGAGTAGGTCGACCTCCTTGTCCTAAAGCACTTAAATCTGGTGCTTGAGGAGTTGTTGGCCTAACATCCATCATTCCTGTAGTCGTTACTTTTTCTCCTGGTCCTATTGCCATTATATATTCCTATTTTTTTGTTTTTCAAATTGAATATCATCTGATATCCATTCTAACTCTTTATACGAATTTGTCAAGTCTTTTAAAAAAGTTTTTACATTATTTTCTACTAATTCAAATCCATGATATTTAGTATATCGTTTATGTAATGCTTGTTCTGCAGTCATTGAATATATCAATTCAATATTATACTCTTTAGCTAATTTTATAATTTCCTGAATACATAAGTTTAAAGCTTTATGTGTTACTTTTAAATTAGCTTCTTTGTCTGCAACTATCCACTCCATTACACCAAAGTTAGAATCTACACATCTGTATAAACCACCAGCACAAATAGGTTGATTATCTACTTCAACTATTATACCTTGTGGTGGTAAACATTTTTTTGGAACTACTCCAAACTCATATTGATTCCACCATTTGACTAAATAATTATAGTCTTTATCTAAATTCCAAAGTCTAGCTTGCATTCATAATATCTACATTCTTATTCTGAAGTTCGTTAGAATGTGTTTTCCAAGAGTTAAAATATTTGTTGCCTTGAGAAACTAATTCTAGTTGTTCATCAACTTCAAAGTAGTCTGTAAATAAAATATCATTAATTAATATTCTTCTATTTTGTGTACCTAGTGTATAAACAACATGCTCATCATTACCTAGTGATTTTGCATATTGACTATCTTCAACTCTTAACCATTGATTATCTTCATTAACCATATGGCTTCCAGAAACTTTAATTCCTTTGTAGTCGTATAAGTTTGTAATTAAAAATTTACCTAAAGCAAATACACCACCACCTATTGCAATGTTGTCTTTTAAATCAATATTAATAATTTCTTTTTCTGAGCCATCAGCCATAGTAATTTTAGTATCAGGTAAGAAACATCCAAACACACCGCCTAGTGCTCCACCAATAACACCACCAATAGGTCCACCTACAGCGTATCCAATTGCTGCACCAGCACCCATTCCTTTTGATTCAGATTCTTTAGCACCAATTAATTTACCTAATCCATAACCTACACCACCAGCAACGCCTGCTCCCATTAAACTAGAACCAGCACCGCCAGCACCCATAAAACTAGTACCTGGAAATGCACCACCTGATAATGGAGTTTGTACAATACCTCCAGTTGAGAATCCACCTAGCTTACCTCGCAAGTAAGTCATTCCAATATCTAATCCACCTTTAACTAATGTATTAGTTAGCTGTGCTTTTTGTTGTTGTTTTTGTATATCTTGTATTCTATTTAAGTATTGATCTGGATCAATTCCACCTTGTGTTTGTGCAGG